GCATACCCTGCGGCGGCCCTGCAAATGACTGTTAGCTCATCTAGCGCAAACGATACTTCGGCAGGTACTGGCGCAAGAACGGTGTTAATTACTGGTCTAAATGCAGACTACAGTGTGGTTAGCGAGAGTGTAACTCTTAACGGTCAAACCGCAGTAACCACCACAAATTCATTTTTGCGCATCAACAATATGTTGGTAACAACCGCAGGTACTGGATTGTCAAACGCGGGTGCTATTTACATTGGGAGCGGCACTGTAACTTCTGGTGTCCCAGCAACGGTCTATAATTTAATTTCTATCGGCTTTAACACTACCACATCAAGCCAATACACCATACCTGCGGACTATACTGGATATTTGGTTACTGCGCGGATTGGTTTAGCACAAGATGCTGGAACCACTCTAATCACAGCGCGTACACGCTTCATTGGTACAAACGGGATTGCGATTACTGGGCCGCTAATTGTAACCAACAACGGCATTTCAACAATTGATTTTCCGTATCCTATTGCACTAGCTGAGAAGACTCGCATTCAAGGTGAAGCTATTGGCGGCGCTGATAACAACGAGGCAGCGGGGTTTTTTGAGATTGTTCTAATCAAAAACTTTATGACAAACTAACATGGCTAAGAAAAACCCCTCCCTTGCAGTTGGTCGTGGCGAGAAGCTGCCGGTTTCTAAAGGGGCGGGGCTTACTGCCAAAGGTCGTGCTAAGTATAACGCTGCTACAGGATCAAACCTAAAGGCTCCACAGCCCGAAGGTGGCCCACGTAAGAAATCATTTTGCGCTCGTATGTCTGGTATGCCCGGCCCTATGAAGGACGAGAACGGCAAGCCTACACGCAAAGCAGCATCACTAAAAAGATGGAAATGCTGACATGGATAATCACGACATTAAAGTAATGGCTGACGGTGCAGCGGTGGTTGTTGGGGTAAGTGGCTTCATGTCATGGTTCCCTCCTATCGTCGCCCTAGTCGGCGGCATACTTACTATTATTTGGCTAAGCCTTCGTATCTATGAAACAGATACTGTTAAAGGGCTAATCAAACTCTTTAAGGACAAACCATGAAAAAGAAAGCTAAACGCTACGATGAGGGTGGCGGTATTTTTGATAATATCAAAGAAGGCCTTTCTAAAGCATTTCGTAGAGACGATGAGTCCAAATACAGTGACTTAGAGTCCGTAGGTGGCGCGAGTCGCCGCCCAAAGACTATTGAAGAACAGATCAAAGGCCGTCCCGGTAGAGAGAATGAAGGCAAAGAATACGTCCCATACCGCCGTGAGCCAGAGCCATCCAAAGGCAGCACTTTAAAGCCTGAGCCATCCAAAGGCAGCACTACTTACACTGCTGACGAAAAAGCTATTGAGCGCGACGTGATGGATGTTGAGCCTAAAGCTAAGGCAGCTAAGACTATTAAAGCTGCTCCTGCTCCTAAAGCTGCTCCTGCTCCTAAAGCTATTGAGCCTGAACCAAAACGTGCGCGTAATCCTAAAATCGTCGAAAAAGAAATAGACGCCGACGAGGGCACTAAAGAGGGCAAAGAGTCAGCTAAAAAACGCTACAGAGAAGGCTATAAGTTACTTCAACAAGAACAAGGCACTAAAGGCGACCCTTCTATAGAAGAAAATCGTCCTACTAAAGAAGCGCCTTATGACCCTAATAAAGCAGCTAAGTCTAAGACTACGCCTGTACAGAGTAAGGATAACGACGAGCGTCCTTCTAAACCTATTCCTACTAAAGCGTCTGCTCCTGTGAAGAAGGGTGAATATTACCGCGACTTCAGTGGCAAGCTTAAAAAGAAAACTCCAGATGACCGCGCTCCGTTAAAAGACTTAGGCGAAACAATTTCTAAAGGTGCTGGGGCTGTAGGCGAGTTTGCTTCAAAAAATATTAAAACTCCTGCTCAACGTAGGGATGAAGAAAAATCTGTACGTAAAAATCAGACACAATATGGCATGAAAAAAGGCGGCTCAGTTTCTTCTGCTTCCAAACGTGCTGATGGTATTGCCATGCGCGGTAAGACACGCGGGAGGATTTACTAATGGCTAAGAAAGACCCGGTTGAAAGCGCATCAGTTTTAACGCCAGAACAGCGTGAAGAAATGCGAAAAAGACGCGACGACATGGCAAAAGAAACAGTTAACAATCCAAAAATTACGCCTAGAAAACCAGTTGAAATCTTTAAAGAAGGTATAACGCCTCCTAAAGATGATGAAGGTCCAGTAAAACCTGTAAAAAGGGCTAAAGGCGGTATGGCTAAATCAGCTTCTGCTCGCGCAGATGGCTGCTGTATAAGAGGTAAAACTCGTGCCTAGCGTATCTAAAAAGCAGCATAACCTAATGGAAGCGGTCGCCCACAACCCTGCTTTCGCTAAAAAGGTTGGTATCAAGCAGTCTGTGGGTAAGGAGTTCGCATCTGCGGACAAAGGTAAAAAATTTAAGGAGGGCGGTATGGCTACTAAGATGAAATTTGCAGCACCAACTACTATGGGTAAAGTTAAAACTGCGGCTCCTAGCCGTGACGGTGTTGCTGCTAAAGGCAAAACCAAAGGCAAGCAGATCAAGATGGCTGGCAATGCTAAAGGTTTAAACAAAGGCGGAAAGGCCTGCTAATGATGGCCTCGCGTGGTATGGGGGCAATTAACCTTTCCAAGATGCCCGGCGGGAAGAAGAAAGCCCGTCGGGATGATACTGACTTTACTCAGTACGCTGAAGGCGGTCAGGTGTGGGATAAACCACGCCCCAAAGACTTAGGTAAGCCAAAGAAGTTAAGCCCCGCTAAGAAGTCAGCAGCGAAGGCTGCGGCGAAAGCCGCTGGTAGGTCGTATCCCAATTTGGTTGACAACATGCGGGCAGCAAGGAAGAAGTAATGGCCTACACCACAAACACAACTACCTTTAATCCTGACCTTAACGAGATATTTGAAGAGGCGTTTGAGCGTTGTGGCTTGGAGTTGCGTACAGGTTATGATTTCCGTACAGCGCGTCGGTCAATGAATTTTATGCTGACGGATTGGGCTAATCGTGGCATTAACATGTGGACGATTGAGCAAGGTAGTATTCCATTAGTGCAGGGGCAAGTTACTTATGCGTTGCCTGACGATACGGTGGATTTAATTGAGCACGTTATTCGTACCGATGCCAATCAAGGCTCAAACCAAACTGATCTTAACATCACACGGATTAGTGTTTCAACGTATTCAACTATACCGAACAAACAAGCCCAAGGGCGTCCGATTCAGGTGTGGATACAAAGATTAACAGCTAACTCATCTGTTGTAACAGCGCAGTTGGCGGATTACATTCAAACGTATAGCACAACTATTCCTGTGACTAGCGTAGTGGGGCTTCCTAGTAGTGGGTTTATACAGCTTACAAGTATCAACGATCCCACTACTATTGAAGTAATTGGGTATAACGGTATTCAACTACCTACTAGTAATCCTGTTTCAGATGTTAATCCTGCGTATCTTTTAGATTGTGCTCGCGGGCAAAATGGAGAAGGTCCGTTTAGTTTTAGCCCTTACACACCAATTATTTTATCGCAAAAGCCAAGCATTACAGTTTGGCCTGCACCAGATCAAGGCACTACTGCGCAGCCATACTATGTATTTTATTATTGGCGCTTACGTCGTATATTTGATGCGGGTAGTGGTACAAACGTGATTGATATTCCGTTTCGTTTCCTAAACTGTATGGTAGCGGGGCTGTCGTACATGTTGGCTATTAAAAAGCCTGAGATACCGCCAGACAGAATTGCAATGTTGAAGCAACAGTATGATGAGGCTTGGGAAATAGCGGCGACAGAAGATCGTGAGAAAGCTGCTGATCGTCTTGTTCCCCGTCAGTCTTTTATTAGATAAACTATGGGTAACAGGTTTGCTAGTGGTCAGAATTCTATTGCCGAGTGTGATCGGTGTGGGTTTCGCTACAAGCTTAAAGAACTAAAGAAATTAACGATCAAGACTAAGGTAGTCTCGATTAAAGTTTGCCCAACGTGTTGGGAACCAGATCAACCGCAATTGCAGTTGGGTATGTACCCAGTGGATGATCCGCAAGCAGTACGTGAACCAAGGCCAGATACCAGTTATTTGCAGTCTGGTTATACAGGGTTGCAGTTGACGACGAATACGGATAATGGTGATCCGGGCGGCGGTAGTAGGGTTATCCAATGGGGTTGGCGACCCGTTGGCGGAGCGAGTGCAAACGATGCGGGGTTAACGCCCAACTACCTGACATCGGTAAGCCAAGTGGGCAACGTAACAATTTCGTAGGAGTAGATCATGGCAAAGAGTGACAGCAAAGAAGATATGAAGATGGACATGGCGCAAGATAAAGCCATGCTCAAGAAAGCTTTTAAACAACACGACGCGCAAGAGCACAAAGGTGGCAAAGGTACGAAATTGGCTCTTAAAAAAGGCGGCGTTACAGGCCAAGCTATGCGCAAGGTTGGACGTAACATGGCTCGTGCTATGAACCAGAGGGGTCGATAATGGCTAAATTTTCTCAGAAGGTTAAAGGCAAAGAAGTAGGTCAAGGTGCCGTATACGCCGCTCCTCATGATATGAAGGGCAAAGCGTCAAGCATTCAGGCTGATTCTAAGTACACCGCTGGCGCTAAAGTAATAAACGAGTCCAACCCGTCAGTCGGCGGTATCAGCAAGGGTAACTACAAAGAGACTAAGACTGACGGTATTAAGATGCGTGGCGCTGGCGCTGCCACTAAAGGATTTATGTGCCGTGGGCCAATGGCTTGAGGTGAATTGTGAACTACGTGGACCTTTCTAATCAGATACAGTTCTATACGCAAAACACAGAACCCGTGTTTGTTGCGGAGATTCCCACGTTTGTTAGACAAGCTGAAGAACGTATTTACAATACAGTTCAATTACCTGCTTTGCGAAAAAGCGTCACGGGGTCTGTGGCGTACAATAATCCGTACTTATCATGCCCCAATGATTTTTTATCGTCATTTTCTTTAGCGGTTATTGATGGCGATGGTAACTACGAATATCTGTTGAATAAAGATGTTAACTTTATGCGGGCGGCGTATCCAAATCCTAACGATAGAGGTTCGCCACAATACTACGCATTGTTTGGTCCAACCGTTTCTTCTGGGGTTGTTACAAACGAGTTGAGTTTTATTGTTGCTCCTACGCCAGATAATTCCTATGACGTAGAGCTGCACTATTACTACTATCCTGAGTCAATTGTGCAAGGTTATATTACAAATCTTAGCGCAGTTAGTGGTGGTACTGGATATACCAGCGGCGTTTACTATAATGTCCCACTAACAGGTGGATCAGGTTCCGGCGCACTTGCGACTATTGTCGTGGTTAATGGTGAAGTTATTACTGTGGACTTAACAGCAGAAGGCGTTCTTTATTCTGTGGATGACGTTCTAACAGCTTCTACAACATACATTGGTGGCGGTTCATTTTTTGAAGTTTCTGTAGCTAATATAAATAATTCTACTGGCACTTCTTGGCTTGCTGACAATTATTCTCCTGTTTTGCTTTATGGGTCGTTAGTTGAAGCGTACACCTTTATGAAAGGTGAAGCGGATATGATGGGCTACTACCAATCTAAATACCAAGAAGCTCTTGGACAGCTTAATCGTCTGGGTACTGGCCTTGAGCGTGGCGATGCGTATCGTGATGGTCAAGCGAAGATTAAGGTGAATCCGTAATGTCTATTCAACAGGGCCTTACAAATAGCTTTAAGCAAGACATGCTTCAAGCAGGACAGAATATCATTACCGATACGCTTTATATGTCGTTGTACACCGCGTTTTCAAATATTGGACCGCTGACAACCGTTTATACGCCGACTAGTGAAGTTACAGGCACAGGCTATACAGCGGGGGGAAATCAAGTTACTGGGGCAATACTAAGCACTGATGCAACAACAGGTACGGTGTACGTAAACTTTAATAACGTGTCTTGGCCCGGTGCTAATTTTACTGCCCGGGGTGCCTTAATATACAACACAAGTAGCAGCAATAAATCCGTATTAGTGTTGGACTTTGGCTCCGACAAAATATTTTCTTCAACTAGCAACACTGTCGTTATGCCTGTTAATTCAGTAACGACGGCATTAATTCGTTTACCTTAGAGGTCATTATGCAAAAAGAATCTGGAAGTTTTGGCGATAACGCCGTAGCCACACTACAAGCCAAAGGCAATATTGCTCCTGAAACTGTTGGCATCGAAGGCCACTACCATGTTGTTTGCCGCGATAAAGACGGCAACATTAAATGGGAAGAAGAATTTCCTAATCTGGTTATGGCTGTTGGTAAACAGTTGATGTTAGATACATTGTTAGTAACGGCTTCAGGCTATACCCGTGTTGGCCCTTTTCTTGGGTTATTAAAGTCTGGTTACACCGCCGCCGCTGCGGACACAATGTCGATTACTACTGCCAATGAATTTACTGCATATACAGTAGGTGGTTCACCAGTGCGTGGTACGGCTGCATTTTCAGCGTCTACTTCGTCAGGCACAACCCCATCGAACGTAACTACTTGCGCTGCTACATCAATTACCTACACCATTACAGGTGCGGGTGGTACGGTTGCGGGTTGTTTCTTGGTTACGGGTACAGGCGCGGTAAATAATCAGTTAAGCACGGCAGGTACGTTGTATTCGGCGGGTAACTTCGCCACTGCTAAAACCACAACGGTTAATGACACGGTTGCCGTGACCTATAGTACAACTGCCACTTCGTAATGTTTGGCACGTCGTCGTTTGCGGCTACTTCGTTTGCTGCGCTTTTAGCGGCGGGGACTAGTTTTGTAGACTCAATTACTGAAAATAGTGGGTTAGCAGATACAAGTAGTCAGGCTTCAGCGTTTTTGCAAAACCGTACAGAAGGTAGTACGTTAGCAGATAGCAGCACTCAAACATCAGCTTTTCTACAGTCGTTAACAGAAAACAGTACGTTAGGCGATAGTAGCACTCAAGTTTTTGCGTTTTTACAAAGCATTGCAGAAGGTAGCACGTTAGCTGATGTAAGAACTATAACCGCACAATTTGCAGCAAGCCGAACGGAAAATAGTACGCTAGGTGATAGCAGCACTCAGCTTTCAACGTTTTTGCAGTCCATAACAGAGAACAGTACATTAGCTGATACGCAAGCGTTTACTGCGCAGTTTTTGGTTAGCAGAACAGAAGCATTTACGCCAGACGATGTGCGTACAATAGCAACACAGTTTGCAGCAAGTTTGGCTGAGAATTTTGCGCCAAACGACGTAAAAACAATTGGTATTGCGTTCATTGATACTGCGGTTGAGAATGTAGGTGTTGCAGATACTAAAACGGGCGTATTAAACTTTTTTTTCACGGTAACAGAAAACATAACAGTAGATGATGTCCGTGCGGTAACTACACAGTTCGCACTGTCGCTTAGTGAAAACTTTACAATACTTGATGCTAATATTGTTCGTGGGTGGTTTACTATTTATAACGATGAAAACGCTAACTGGAGCAATATAGATAGCAGCACAACTCCGGGGTGGGGGATAATAAACACCGCGCTAGACCCAAGCTGGACTGATATAGATACGGAGTAGTTATGGCATTAGTCTTAAAAGACCGCGTACAACAAACGGGCACGGCAAACACAACCGTAAGTTTTACTCTTTCTGGTTCAGTTACAGGGTACCAATCTTTTTCGGTGGTTGGCGATACCAACACTACGTATTATGCCGCTACGGATGCCTCTGGTAATTGGGAAGCGGGTCTTGGCACGTACTCCACCACTGGCCCAACACTAACACGCACAACGATTCTTTCATCTAGCAACTCTGGGTCTGCTGTTACTTTTTCTGGCACAGTAAACGTATTTTTAACGTATCCGTCATCACGTTCAATTTATCTTGATGGTACGAGTGCAGGTATTAATGTTAGCCAAGCAGCGTTTACAGCCAATGGAATTCCTTACGCATCAAGCACAAGCGCATTAACAACAGGATCAGCATTAACTTACAACGGAACTAAATTAACTGTTTCGGGAAACATTAATGCAAATAATATA